GATAACCCAGCAGACGCACTCGCTATTATTATTGATAACAAAATAACAATAGTAGCCCCAGAGGAAGACCAAGGTAACTTATTATGGGATGCAAGGTGCGCTGTGGTAGAGGATGGTTACACAACCATGACTTATGACCACGCAGCCAGCAATATCAACCCATTACGCGCAGCTATGGAAGTGTTTTTGATGATGGGGGATGCAGCATGAACGTTAGAACTATAAGTGCCTACTGCTTGCAGTTTGGCGAATCGAAAGGTGCCATTATTAAGCGAATTGAAAATGGGGTGTGGGTTGAGGGGCAACAATGGTTTAAGGTAAAAGGAAGTAAAGAGCGATGGATCGACTTAGAGGGTGTTGAAAGATGGGTAAGGAACGGCGGTTGCTCCCGCGCGGCGTAACAATACGGGCGAATAAGAATGGCGAGTCAATACAGATCGCCTTTACTTATTCAGGTATGCGGTGTCGAGAAGTTTTGCCATTGCCGCCGACCCGTAAAAACATAAATTTCGCCAGCAATTTATTAGGTGAAGTAAAAGGCGCGATTGAACGAGGCATTTTTCAGTATGCAAAATACTTTCCCAACAGCCCCAAGTTAAAGCTATTCGGCGAAACCGTTAACGCCAACAAAACGGTTAAAGAATACCTTGATGATTACCAACAGGACGCCATTAAGCGCGGCCTATCCCCCTCGACATTAGTTGGCTACCAAAAGCTCAAGTCGTCAGTGTCCGAATTGCATGATCTGCCCGTAAAGCTTTTAACGGCCTCAAAGCTAAAGCAGTTCGTTAAAGCGTCAGGTAACAGCCCTAAGACCTTACGCAATAAGTTTAGTTATATGCGCTCAGCACTGGCCGAGGCGATCACTGATGGCGTGGTAGAGATCAACCCCATCGATACGATCAAGCTTTCAAACTACACCCAGAAAAATAATAAGGTGAATTTAAAAGACGAGCATGACGATGTTCAACCATTCTCGCCGCAAGAAATAGAAAACATTTACGCTCACTGCCGAGCCGATGAAATCAATATTGTGCGCCTGGCGTTTAATACGGGGCTACGCAGTTCTGAATGGTCTTCGTTAAAGTGGGATAACGTGGATCTTGATAATCGGCAGCTACATGTAAGAACAGCTATCGTTCACGGAATTGAAAAAGGCCCGAAAAGCCGATCAGGTAAACGCACGATCCCGCTAAACGATGAGGCATTAAAAGCACTACGTGATCAAATGGCGCACTCTTATTTAATGCGCGGCTATGTTTTTGCCAAAAGAAACGCGGCACCGGTTCAACTCCTTAATGGGGAACTGAACCGAGTGGATCCTGATTCATTCAGAAAACACCGGTGGACAAGGATATTATCGGACGCGGGGATCCCTTATCGCTACCCGTATCAAATGCGCCACTCTTTCGCTACCCGGTATATTTCAGAGGGGATCAATACCTGGCAACTTGCTAACTGGATGGGACATTCTTCGCCAGAAATGTTGTATAAGCATTACGGTAGCTTTATTGAAGCGTATGAAAAGAAAAACGAACAAAAAGACACCTCTATCGCACTTGCAGCAAATTTTAAAAATAATACCCCACCATAACAATGGCTTACAAGATTTAAGTCGCGGGTTCAAGTCCCGCCAGTTCCACCACCTACACACCCCCGAAGCCCCACCCAGTATAGGGGCTCCGGATGGTGTACCCCCTGCAACACCCCCTTAATTTGACTTAAAATGACACCTGTATGACACGCGGAACCTTTACGGATCCTTATCCGTAAAATTGAAGTGTCACTCATGGTTAAAGGCAGGAAAGTGAATAATATTAAATCGCTTTGAAACCGGTTGATAAATAAACTACAGTACAGGTTATTTGATAGGGTAATAAAACCAACAACAAAAGGAAGTAATGTGAAATACATATTAATAGCAGTTATGTTTTTATCATTTGGCGCAAGTGCTGATGAGTATTTAGGTCAGTTAACGGATAACCCGTATGCTGCAAACTCGATCACCAGCCCAACATCAACTTATCAAGCGAAACCCTACTCAGCCACCCCGCCCAAACTTTATAACAGCCAGGGCGAGTACCGGGGCGAGTTAAGCACGGATCAATACAGGGCAGACTCAATATCCAACCCTTATGGTCGCTATGGTAGTAAATATTCGGCAGATAGCATTAATAACCCTTATGGCGCTGGCAGTGAGTACGGGGCTGATAGCCCGAACAATCCCTATGGCGAAGGGTTAAGCGTCTACTCTGATGATGGATATTAAAAACCTACATTAATAGCGCCCCTGTTTTCACAGGGGCAATACTAAACTTCACAGGTTTGCTATGACTAAATTAAAAGCGGTTTGCTCAAAAGTAGTTAAACGGTTATCCGGTATTGAAGTGATCCTGTTCTTTATCTTCTTCGTGCTTTTCCCCGTCTATGTTGGCTGGACTAACGTTTTCCCATAACCTCGTTATACTCTTTGTTAAACCTGTCGATCAGGGTTTCCATTTTCTCATCAATAAGTTTTACCTTATCTTCCATCCCCTCCCTGCCATCGATTATCTTTTTACGGTTACGTAACAGCTTAAGTGATTTTTTAATCTGCGCCGCCATCGGGTCCAGCCGAATTAAATCAGCATTTTCTTTTCTGAAATCAAGCTTGTCTTTCCCTTTAAGTGATTTGAACTCAGCTTTAAACTTGCCTACTTCCTCGGCCCGATCATAAAAATCTGACTGGTCGCTGTACTGGGTAACCTCCCCGTAAAGTCGGCGTGTGAAAGGTGTTTTAGCTGGTTCGAACTCGCCTTTGGTTCCCCTGGCTACCGACTCGGAAGTACGCAGCGCTGTGGCACCAAACCCGCCTCCAAGATATTCAATGATGTAGCGTAATGTCTCAGGGTGCATATCGATAAAGCCTGACTGGTACTCAGTGCCGCCCGTGGCAGAGTTGAGCCCCTTAGCTGTTGACTTGAAAACTTCGTTTGTAGTGGTTCGCCCTAACGCTGAATCACTTCGCTTATCACCGTAAACTCGGCCAGCATCATTGTATATCTGGCCACCAAAGAAATTGCTGTTAGTCGAAATATCAATAAATGGCTTGCCTATCTGCGGGGTAACGGTTTTTATGGCCGTTTCTAAACCGTCTTCCCCCTCGGATAAGCCAAGGGGTAAAAACGAGCCCATGACAGCCTTTGTCAAAAATGCAGCGTTATCAGATACCTTACCGCCTGACATTAGCGATTCGGCAGCGGTGCCAAAGTTGGCAAAGATATTGTAACCATAAGGCATAGGCAGGGTGAAATAGTCTTGGCCATTAGGATGCATCAATACAAAGTTACGCTCTTTCACGTACTCGGGTATTTTATCCCAATAGCTTTCGCCGTCATCATCATCATCAGAGATCATGCGGTTAAGCACTGACATAGAGAAAGCGATCCCGGCCATGGCTATGCCAGCTTTTTGCGCGAGGTTAAGTTTGTTCTGCCCATCAACTACTTTGAACGTGCCGATTGCCCGGGCAAAGTTAGCGGTACCCTGGATCCCAGCATTGGCAAACAAGAATAACGAATTTAACCAGGTACCTGCCTCGCCTTTGCGGTTAAAGTTAACTGTAAGGTTTTTGGCCAACACTGCAGCTTTATGCTCGCCAACTCCGCTATCAATAGCGTTTTTGTAAACCGATAGCCGAATTGCATTCTCTACTGACGAGTTGTAATCCTCAATAAACTTAAGGGCACCATCTTTAATTCTGCTTAAATCGCCCTTTCCTTGCATCTTCATTAGCTTTTGCAGATCGCGCTCCTGCCCCTCCAAGTCTTTCATATCGAAATATCCGGTCTTGGCACCATCCTTTCTAAACTTGTCAAAATGCTTGCCCCACTCACTGCTTACATCTTCGTTACGCAGAGCGTCACGGATCCCTTTGAACGACCTGGGTAAATCAGCCATAACTTTCTTGGCAAACTTATTGGCATTCAATCCCTTTATCCTGCCGTCTGCAATTTCAGTTTCGGACGCCACGTTAAATAATGCTGTTTGGATATCTCGAAGTGCGTTTGTTAGCAAAAACTCAGGGTTAGCCGATGTACTCATCATTGAAAGGTAGCGGTTAACATAGCCAAGCGTTCTGGTGATCAAGTTGCCATTGTCAACGCCGAAGCTTTTCATTTGCTGCGCGATAAGTGGATCCTCAAACTTAATGTAATGAGCAACCCCATCACGCTTAGTCGCAAACCATTCTGACATTGGGCTGCTTGCCAGGGCCGACATAGTAGAGGC